TCTTTTTACTTGAGCTAATTTCCCAGGTTTATCTATGTAATCAATTTCTGCTTTCTTCAAAGCCTTCCCAATTTTATCTAACTCTACACTTATATCTGCATCTTTACTATCATTAGAATTCTTAAGCTCATTTATCTGCTTCGCAATCTTTCTCTCTTCATCCACATCTTTTTTAACACGAGCATTGTAAAGATCTTTTTCTAAACTCTCGATCTTGGATTTAAGCTGTTCGTTGGATAAAGTATCATTGGAATCAAACCCTTTAGAAATCCTTTCATCTATTCCTCGTTTCACCTCTTCAATTGTAATAGACCCCTGTTCCTTAAGTGCGTTTTTATAAACAGTCTTAAATCCTCTTTTGGGACTTATCACTTCATACCCTTCAGATATTTTATTAATCTTATACCCTTTATAATCTTCATCGCTTGTTTTAGAATCATAAGTTCTTTTAACGATCCGACCGCCTTCTACTTTATACAGTTCACTAAGTAACATTTTCAATCTCCTTCAGTATGTTTTTATTAACTGAAATTATTCATTTAAATGTTCAAAAAATAGATAGCACAAAAAGAATTATTATAATTGTGGCAATCTTCTCATTTTCCCCCGTCTTCTTTTAAACTTTCATTAAATTCTTTTATCGATGTTTTCATAAAAGTCAATATCGTTTCTATTTCTTTTAAACAACCCTCGATCTTAACTGTACTATTTCGTAATACATGATTTAAATACTCTCTATTAATTTCAAGTTGATCATCCATACTGCTCCTAAACTTTTTAAAATATTCGTCTTTACGAGAGGAGCCTGCAAATATGGCGATAATTTAATGTAGTTCTTGATTGGTATTTTACCATAAGATCTCTTTTCACCCGCAAGCTCCTCTTGTAAAAACAAATCTTTTATGCTGCCTTTTTATATTCTCCTTCTTTTATTTTAATAAACTTATCCCTTTGCATAAGTCTAATTTTACCATCTATATGAACTTTTGCAGGCCATGTAACATCATCAACCCTAATAAGAGGCGCTGCGCGACATCGGCAATTAAATATACTTCCCGGAAGGTATTTACCATAAGATTTTTTTTCGCCTGCAAGCTCTTCCGGCGAAGGTGGATTTTTCCATTCACATAATACTTTATCCATTAATTTATGAGATTTTCTAACACTAATATCATGCGTACTATGCCAAACAAACCAATTTATATCAACTGCTTCTGATCTTATTTTTACTAATCCCGTTGCAACTCTCGATACTTCTGTACGGGCTATAGTCATTGCTAATGATTTTGAAACTGCTTCGGTTTTCAAAATTTCACGAGCAATCGTTTTAGCTCTATATTTGCCTTCATATAAATTAGCCTGAACAATTTTATGTATTCTTTTAGCTGCATCTAAAGGCAATGAGGTTATTAATTTAACATTGTCATCCATATACTCTTTCAATAGTTTACCTACATCCGTTTTCTTTAATTCTTGTTTCATTAAAAAACTCATTTTTTTGGAGTGTTCTTTCCATTCTTCTTCCGCTTGATTATTTAAAGGTATAATCATTTTGTTTGATGCTTTTTTGGCCCAGGTTTTAACTTTATCTGAATACTCTTTTAATTTATTTATAATATGTTTAGTCGTATTTATATTGTCGGGGTCAAAATTCGTTTTTACGATATTTCCAATCTCTTGACTTATTTTAATTAAATCGGATTCATAGCGTTGCTCTACAGCTTTTGCTTTGCGAATAGAAAAAAATGGTTTTTTAGTATCTGTTATCATTTTTTCTTTTTGCCTATTTTCTTATAAATATTTTCTCTGAATCTTTACTATTTAAGTAATCATTTATGATTTTTGATTCAGGAATCCTATCTATTATTTTACCTCTATATAAAGAATACATTTTAATTGCATCTTGTTTTGAATATCCTTGGCGCATCAAGGCTTGTAAATAATGGGAAGCCGAAGCCGGTTTCATACTTCCCTCTTCTATATCTTTTTTAATTGCATTTTTAAAAGCTTCTAAAGATAAATCAGAATCAGCCGTATCTTTCAAGGCTATCCCAAGTACCTTTTTTATTAATTGCTTAAATGCAAACCAATCTGAGGCTTTAATAATTTTCTCCATTATAGCTGTTTGCTCTGGATTAGCTTTTTTATAAAAATCAAATAATTCCATTATGCCCATATTGCCAGTATAGGATTCATCCTTATTATTTTCTATATTTTTTGATTTAACAGTACCTTTATCTTTATTTTTATAAACAGGAAGCGTCTTAAAATGTTCAAGAGTAGTCCCTGATTTTTCTAACCAAACATTAAATTTGTCACTTCCAAATTCAGGCAAATCCCAAGTTGTTTTTGTCCAGTCAGCATTCTCAAGGTCGACATCAAGATTTTCTATATCAAAATTGTCAGAAATAGAATCTTGGCTTGTCTCTTTATCATACAATTTAGAGGCATCAAGTATATTATTTATTTCGGTAATATCAACTTTACCTCCTAAAACAACCATTTCATGTTCCTCTGTACATCCAAAACCAGATAATGGATGGCTAAATATCTGAGACACAAGTACTTTTGAAACTAAAATATGACTACCGAATCTGGTAGCAACCTTATAAGAAGTTGAAAAAGAAGATAACGGTTGTAAAGTAGCTTGGGATTTAGTTCCACCTCTTTCCCCTTTTACTCCTCTAAATAAAAGAATTTCGTCTGTTGGTTTATAACCTTCTTTTTTAAACCATTCTTGAGTTTCATTATATTGTGCTTTTATAAAGGCGATATTATTTTTATCCTTGCTGATTGGAAGAGCTTTGTTCTGGAGTGATTGCTTCCAATGGTCTATAACAGCTTCTTTTAAATCGAATAAATTCCGTGCTATTAATTGATAGCCAATAGAAATCTTGTCGTTGTCACCAGAAGTTTTTGCCCATTGGGATATTTTTTGCTCAATCTCGCCTTTTTCCTCACTTATCTTTAATTTGTCTGACAATACCTTTTCTACAAACTTTTTATTTTTTACCTTATTGGAAAGAAAAATTTTATGCTCTAACTCAGAAACAGTTCTAAGTATAGATAAAAATTCTTTTGACAATTTTTTATTATTATAAATTACGCCATCTAAATTTACATAATTTAAATTTGCATTAGATAAATCTGTGTCAGATAAATTTGCATTAGATAAATCTGCAAAAGATAAATTTGTACTTGAAAAATTTACATTAGATAAATTTGTATTAGATAAATTTGTATTAGATAAATCTGTATAAGATAAATTTGTGCCAGATAAATTCATTCTTGAAAAATTTAAGCCTTTTAAATCCAGTCCTCGTAAATCCTCGCCTTCTAAACTTTCAGCATTCTTAATTTTTATTTCAATATCTTCCCTGGTCAATATTTTTTTTTCTTTACTCTTTTTTTTACTTTCTTCTTTTTCTTTACTTTTAAAAGATGATTCACCACCACTACCTTTAGCTGCAAATTGACCGGCTTCACTCCCTCCCTTTTCTCTTGGATGCTCACTTTCTTTAAAATCAGAATCCAGTAAAATATTTTTTATTTTGACCATTTTATCCTTAAATGAAACTTTATTTCCAACATCATTCTTTTTCATTTCAACAGTTTTCATCTCTTCGGAATCTACATCGATACTATCAACTTTCAGCATCTCTTCTATTTTTTCATTAACATTAAGATGCTTAACTTTAGAAGATAAATTCTCAATCATCTCATTCAATTTCTTTTGAACATTTTCTTTAACTTCTTTATTTTCTAATTTTTGTTTTGCTTGTTTAATTTTTTTAAGCAAAATATCAGTCAATCTTTTTTTCTCACTATCATTCAAGTCAGATAATTTTTTCTTAGGTACTTCGGCATTTGTTTTATTTTCTTCAGGGTTAGCATTTCGTTTTCTTGTCTCAATAGCTTTTTTACGAGCCTCTTCAGACCATTCATCAGTAGTCTCTTCAAGCTCAGTAGATTCAGCTATATCTAAAAGTTCTTCGTCACTTAACTCCTCTTCTACAGGCTCAACTCCTTCAGGCGGTCGTGCATTATCTTCTTTTTCAGCCGCCTTAATATTCTCCTCGACAATATTAGTAAATCTACCGGAAATTCTTGATTGCTGTTTTAATTCCTGGAGAGATATTTTCTTATTAATTATCCCAGCTCCATAAACACCTGCTACTGTTAAAGCATCAGCAGTAGCTATTTCAGATTTTTCTTTATCGTTCATTTGCCAAAGCGGGATAAATTTAAACTCAAAATCTTGGGGTAATTCTTTTCCCAATCCAGACCTACACATAATATCAAACAATACATTTAATTTTGGTCTTAATTGATTTTCTTGTTTTTTGTTTATTCCGTCATAATAATTTCTTATATCAGATGCGCCTGTAGAAGATAATCCAGCAGGGGACTGACCAAATAATCTAACAAGGGGCATTTCCCACGCCCCAGCTATCTGCTCCCCAAATTGAATCAATAAATCAGATATACCTGAAAAAGCATATTGATGAACAGCAAAAGTATCTTTAGAATCCAATAAGGTAATTCCTTCATTTGATTGCATTTGCCGCATATATTTAAATTGTTTTAGAACGGCTGCTTCTTCTTTGCCTCCTATAGCTAATGCCTCTCTAAAACCCTCTACTTGGATAACTCTCAAATATGCTTTATAAAGCAATTGAGCTGCTCCCATTGTAGCTGAATCATAAGCCACTAATCGATCAAGCATACGCTCAACAACAGATAGACCCCAAAGATTTTCTGATAACTTTTGATAATAAGGCAGTTTAATTCCATCGAATCTCAGTACTCTTGAATGATGCACTTTCAAAAGTGGTATTCCGGTTGCTGCCGGAATAATAGAATAATATTCCGGCATGCCTAAATCCTTACTCATTTCCTTTATTAAACTTTCAAAAGATGGTTGTATCATCCATCTATCAAGTACAAGTAAACCCTGAAATTTATCTTTACCTATCGATTCAATATTTAAAGGCTTATCGTATTTTGCCCCATCAATAAGCATAACTGCAATAGCTCCGCCATATAATCTTGCCCATTTGATTGTATCACAAAGTTGTTCCCAAATTGCAAATTTACTTATAGAAGATTGCAATTCCTGAATATCATCAGGGCTCATTTCAGAAAAGAATTCAACTCCATTTTTTGTCATGTCTTCTGCAATTGCATCGACCCCAATTCCAACTAACCAACTACTTCTATAAGATGCTTCTAAAAAAGTATGGTTACGACTAACCATATTATTTAACGAATAAGTACTGTTAGACATTAAATTATCGGCACCTAATCCCAATTTAGCATTGAAATTACTATAAGAATCTAAAGTCTGTTTATCTTTAACATTTTTTGAATCTTCAAATTTTATTCTCGATGTCATTATTTATTCCTGATTAATTTTATTTAGCATCATAACTATCCCTTTATGGTAATCTGGACTGCTTGGACTTAATTCTGTTAATGTTCCGTCTTTTTCTTTTCTCAAAACAAATACATTTTTGTCAGGGTAAAATTGCCTCTCAACTTGTAAATTACCAAAATTAAAATATTCGTTTTGTTTTTCATCGAAAGTGCTTTCTCTAAGAGCAAACCCTTCTTTAAGAAATTTTTGACCTTCATTATAAAGGCTTTCCGCTTCTTTTCTAAGTTCATCGGATTTTGTTAAAAGAGCATTTCCCTTGTCTATAAGCCTTGCACCTTTTTCTGCTAATTGTGTTTTATTGTCATCGCCTGTATCGGTATCTTTACCTTTAGTAATATAATCATCCTTTGTTCTACTTCTCAAGTAATCTTTTATAATCCTTGATTCTTTAATTTTCATTTTATTCCTTCCATTCCAAACTTTCTTTAAACAAATGAATCGGTAATTCCACTATATCACCTAAAAACTTTTGATTATTATAATGTGCCAAAAAAGCATCTCTGGCGGCATCCTGACTACTAAATCCCAACATTGCCTTATCTTCTTTAGCACTATAATCTTTTGAATCACTTGGTCTGATTATATAAGCAAAAGGAGCAAACTTGTCGTCTCCTATAAAACAATCAACCTCTTCGCCGTCATCTCCAATTGTCCTCTTAATAAAGCCATAAGGATAAAACATCTTAGTTAATCCGTTTTCGCCATTATGCTTCCATTCTCTAATTGATCCTTTTTCGTTCTCAATAACAATCTGCATCCCTTGAAAACTTATTTCTCTTTTTTGATCCTTAGTTACAACCCGACCTTTAACAATACTCAAATTACTCAATAACATTTTATTCCTTTATTTTTTAATTCCTTCTGTATTTAAATATCTCCACTTGCCGGTATAGCTGGATATAAAACCGTTATACTCCCATAAAGTTGGTTCGCAAATTGTTCTACATGCAACATCATGTGCAGTCCTAATAGCATCATCCCAATCTTGATCATATCCAGATAATACGCTTGGAACAACATGCAAAAGCTGTGCTTCTAATATTATTATTTGCATCCTTTCTTCTGGAGTTGTAGGAACATATAAAAGATGTTCTGTATTTAAATTACAACCTATTAAAATATAAAACAAAAACAAAAAAGATAGGCTTTTAAATATTCTTTTCATAATCAATCTCCTACAAAATCTGCCCAATCAAATCCCTGACCAACTCCGGCAATTAATTCAGTTATGCCGTGGACCATCGCATCTAATCTGTTCGGAGAATCATCACCTGGAAGCCACAAACAATTATGAACCAAAATGCCATTAGCATAGAACTCAGGGCAACCTTCAACTTTTAAATTGTAAACGTCTGTTTTCTTGTTAACAGTGGTTATTTTTTGTATAATGTCTTCGGCAACACCTTCTATTGCAATACTCTGCATTTGTCGCTCTACTCTCAAAAACATTGCCATATTCTTTACAAACAACTTGATGCGGTTTAGTAACTTTCCATACCTCTTTTCTAAATTCAGACAATTTAGCTCTTTCAACTGTACTCCATTCGTGCCTCGAATGATATAAGACGTGATGTTTCCTTGTCGCCAATTCAAGATTCTCAATAGAAAAATTGAGTTTATTACCATCCCGATGATGTATGTCAAAATCCTTTGAAATTTTACCATTATACTTTTTCCATATTTTTCTATGGAGTAATTTACCATATCTGTTTTTATAATACCCATCTTTTGTAACAAACCAGCGCATATCCTCAAAAATAATCGGCTTGCCATACTTGTGAAATTCAAGCGGTTTGTATGCCATATATTCGTCTCCAAAATATCATTAACTTTTAAATCCGCTGCTTTTACAAATTCATACCCCTTTTTAAACAAGGGGTGATTATGCGTAACAAGCAAAAAACTTTTATCTGTTTTTATCTTTAATAGGCTTTCTACTCTACCGGTTTTACCTGCCCATAAAACAGCTTTCCATCCGCGTCTTGTCAGAACTATTTCACCAACCTTTATATCTTTAATACATTTCATTCCGCCAAGGGTGGTTATTTTGCTTTTTCCAGCCAAACATAATTCATCTTCTAATTTATTAAAATTTCCTATATGATGAACTCGACCCTTTTCGTATAATGCGGAAATAGGCTCGGCTCGCGTTTGTTTACCTCTGCTTGCATGAATTAATTTAACAGGTATATTTTTATCTACTTGATGTAATGTAATTTCAACCATTTCGCCGCCCTGGTTACTCTCTGCGATCATCTTATCTGCCTCAAATTCTTTATAAGCTTTTATTGCTTCTTTTGCCCAAACTAATGGACTGCCTTGAATACTTCTATCAGCTAATATAAATCCTTGTTTACCTTTTTTTCCGCAAACAACGATTCCACATTCGTCTCCTCTTTTAGTCGTCGATGGATCTATAGCCACAACTATTCTGTCATACTCTTTTGGACCCTCATATAATCTATAATCATCAATTGTTTTACGGGTCCATAATGCGCCAGGAGCTTCATCAATATCCTCAGCCATAATTTCCATTCTATAAGCCAAAGCAGACATATCACCAGATAATTCCCTTAATGCTTTTTGTGAAATATAAGGGTTATCCATCGACGTAAAATGAAAAGCTGCCCATCTTGGATCACCACTCTCTTGTAATCTCTTTGCTTTATTAAATAATTTTGCCGCATGTTGAGCATCATTCGCTTTCGATATCGACCTTGAATGTAATGAAGGCGGAGTATAAATAAAAGTGGCATTGCCATCTTTATCTGCCATCATAGGTGCACCAACAAGTCCCCAAGCGTCTTCATTCATTAATTGCCATTCATCAAAAAATAAATCATCTGCATAATCGCCCCTTAATGTATCGGCGTTCCATGCAGTTTTTGCTTTTATTCTTTGCTCAGTGCCAACTCGCTCAATAAATTTTTCAGATTCATTTTTTCTGAATATTTTTGCCCTTATCTGCCAATACAAGGCTGTCGTCACAACATACCAAAATCTGCCAACTTGCTCTTGTGTAGGGGCTGCATATAATTGGCGGCGACCTTTCATAAAATTTTCTACAGCCTTAATACCACTACTGACGGTTTTCCCGCCCCTCCGACCTGCCTTGAGAACAATTCTCTTTGCAGTACAATTTATATATTCAGCTTGCTTAGCATGAGGTTTAGGTAAATGAACTTCTTCTATTTTTTTTCTGTCAACTGCATCAATCGGCATTTTCTGATTCGTTTCTTTCGTCGTAAATAATTTTAATTTTTAAAGGTTCATCACCAAAATCTATTTTATCTCCATATCCTCTTTTCCTGCCTTGCATAGCCAAATACCATTTTCGATCTTGCGCGTCTCCACTTTGAATTGATCGAATAAGACCACTCTCAGCCATATCCAAAACTTTTTCTCTTTCAGTATTCCAAGCCTCAAGTAAGTCAGGATTGTTGTCAATTGCTTTCCTAATTGTCAGCCAAGCATAACCAGTCTTTGCCTCAATTGCTGTTAAAATTCCGCCAGTTCCAGGTATTGCCTTTAAAATTCTCTTGATATTTATTGATTGACCCTTCAATTTATTTTCTCCTGTTTTACTCCGCTTCACATCCTAAATCCCATTTCAATAATCACGAACACTTATCATATCATTTTACAACTTTCCAAAACCTATTTTTCTATCTATTTGTACACATGTACAATTAAAAATCTACCCCTTTTTATCAATAAGTCAATAAAAAACATATAATCTATTACATTACAAATCCGGCATACATTTTTTCGTTACCGCTTAAAACTTGCCTCGCATTGATTTTCTTTATTCCTTTTAATGCCAACCAATCCATTGTTTTTCCAATTCTATTCTTCCGAAAAAGAATTGGGCATTTTTTAACCATTTCTTTTGTATATCCTAAATCATTTAGGAATTTTGTAGGCACTCTAGACATATACACTCTTGTTACTGTTATAAAAACAATTCCTTTATATTCTTTTTCAAATAAAACATTTAATTGATTATAAGGTAATCCATATCCATCTAAATCTATAACGTCAAATATATTAAGATCCATAGTTTTTAAAAACTTCAAGTTGTCGCCTTTTAAAATAAAACCTTTATCTTTTCGTTCTATATCTATTCTCAATAGGTTTATTTTATTTTTAAAAACATCCTTTATATTTCTCCATATAATTCCATTACCAGTAAAGGCATCTAAAACATTAATATCCCTATCTGGCAGCATAGAAAGTCTTAACTCTACTTTATCTTGTAAATATGAATTATCAGTTTTTTTAGTTTGCGCTTTGCTCAATTTCAACACCTTGAATCAATTTTAACTTCTCAATAAGATTAGCTATTTTGTAGACATTCTTTACATCAACAGAAATTAAAACATGCACCTTATTAAATGGTTTTAATTTCATTTCTTCTTGATGTAATTTTCCTGCTATATCTCCTTTAACTTCGAGTTCTATTCCCCAATCATCTAACGGTTTGTCAAGCCAATCATTTTTTAAAATATCAAAATCCCATTCACCAAAATCTCCATTGTCTTTAATCGCTATTTCCTTTTCTTCGTCCTCAGTCAATCCACTCATTATAATTGTTGGAACCAATTTATACTCTAATTGTTTGGCAGCTGCCCATCTTTGATTTCCACCTAAAATAATAAGCTGTCCAGTCCTATTAGAACAAATACAAGGCCGAGCGTCAAATAACGCGGGACAATCTTTTAATGACTTTACTAATTTTTTGAATCTTTTGTCTTTGATAAAACGGGGATTAATAGGATTGGGAATTAAATCGTCAATAGGTAAATATTGAATCGGAAAAGCATTAAGTTTTTCTCTTATCATCTTATCCCTGTATTTGCACACGTGTACAATAAACTCGGTTTAACTCGATATGCCTATAAACTAAAAAACTTTTATATAACAGATTATAATCTGTTATATAAAAGTAAAGAAAAAAGTATATTATATTTTATATCTAAAAACTACCAGCCAGATACTAAAAGTCTCTATCTACGATAAAAGCTTACTTTTTAAAGTATGACACTTTTTCACACACCTATCCTAACCTCTTTTTCAAAAAAATAGAACGCCGCTGTGGTGACATATATATGATGTACTCAACATATTGCGAGTCTTACCATCAGAGGTAGGTAATTAGTTTTGATTTTAGCGTTATTATTTATTCGAGAAATTATGCAGGAAATGCGACTTTACTTTCAGAGCGGATGGTGTAAAAAAGATGTTTGCTTTGATTGTAGTTCAAATCTTTTACAACCTGCATTAAAATATTCCTTATCAAGTTCACAACCCCAAAAGTCAAACCCCATTTTATGACAGGCAATTCGGCTTGATTGTGATCCCATATGAGAATCAAAAATCTTATCCGTCAGAGCCATGTACTTCATACAATCAATATTATATACTTCGGAAATCATATTTTATTCTTTATCCTTTTATCTTCCCAATTCTCTTTGTTCACCCTTCTTTTCGTATCAAGCCAAACTGTGTTTCCTTTTGCTATATAATCGTGCATTTCTTTAAGGTGTAATTGAGTTATCGTTATTGCGAACCAGCCAAAACCGAATCTTAAAAATTTTTTCCCTGCGATTCTCGTATTTTTCTTCCAAAAACCCTTAAATTTTATACTTCCTTCAAAAATCACCATTGTCTTTTTCCTTTTTCACACGTTCTTACTTTTTCATCTTAGATACTCAGCCAGGTCCTTTTTTATATAATACTTTTTACCGTATTTTTCAAGAAGACGGACCGCTTCCGTACCGAACGCCTTCCAATCAATCGCATGGGCACGCGCATCATGGTTCCACTTTCCGACTTTGAACATATCTACAAATTCATGGCAGCGAGAAATAATCTCTAAGGATTGCACCGGATCAATGACGGGCTCCAGGCTTGCCCAAGTGAAAATACCCCACTTATAAGCATTCCGTAAAGCATCTATTCTCTCTTCCGGTTCCGCCGCGCCCGGTTCCCACTCACGGGACTGCGTGCGGTTAGTAAAGGTAAGGGTTGCTCCGTAGTGGTCGCCTTCCCCCAGAAGATCAAAATCCCGAATAGATCGCGCGCCGCCCTTGGTCAATAAAAAAACTTGAACTCCCGAATTTTTACAAAGCTGGATTGCGTTTCGGGTAATCTTCATCTCAGAATCAAGCGGTTGATATGGGTCACACATGAAACAGAAGAAAAGGGGCTTGCCGACGTGAGCTTTGATCTCCTTCGTCAGTTCCGGCCACTTGATATTACGGGCCGATGCTGTCGCGTGAAACGCTTCTTGGGATTGACGGCGGATCGCGGGAACGTAGCAATATTTACAGCCATGAGTACAGCCGTTATAAAGGTTCAGGGCGTAGTCCCCATACTCTTTTGCCTTTCCTTTGGGTTCGTAGATATAGGGCATTATTTTCCTTTCTAAATTCCTTCTTAATTCGCGCATGCGCAGGGCAATTCTTTGCGAGCCAAGTGACGCATATTCCTCTTGAGACATGTCCCTACAAAAATAACGTCATATAAGGCAAATTTAAGGCCTTATATTGAAACGGCTATATAAAGGTGTTGTCTCCATAAAATAACGTCATATAAGGCAAATTTAAGGCTCATTTATTTTTAGATGTCCGTTTTCTAATATCATAATCTATGATTTTATAGATTTTCATTTCTCACAAACAATCCAAGGATACATAATACCCGATTCGTCATAATCTATTATATATTCTTTTTTTACAATAAAGGCATTTAATTATTTCTTTCTTCCAATAAAAATCCTTATCGACAAAATTTCCCTTACAATTAGGACAATCAAAATCAGTCATAAACTTTCCTTATTTCAATCCAAAATCTTTTAGATTGATTACTTCCTTATTCGATTCCTTAATTATAAACATTGCTTGTTTAAGACCTTCAATAAACCCCTTTTCATATTCCAAGTTTTCATTTATCCCTTTATGATTATTACACCAGTCTATCTCTTTTTCTATAAGCTTGATTATTTTTATCATTTTATCTCTACTACATTAATTACCATATTTTCACTTCCACAAACTAACTCAGCTATATCTTCATAATTTTTATAATGCTCTATAATCTCAACATCTGTCATACTTGATCCATTTTCATTTTTAAAAAATGCCCTGACAATATCCATTTTTAGTTCAATATTAATTTTAAGTCGCATTTTTTACCTTACCTTTCTTGCTATTCTGTTTAGTATACCTCTCTAATTTTAATATGAGAGTCTTCACCCTTAAGAGTTTTAATTTCTACTTCAGACTCGTATTTCCAAAACAAACACCAATGCGTTTTCTGCGCCTTGCCCGATGGATGGCCAAAGAGAGGTTTGTTTGGCGTGCATCTCAGAATTTCCAATAGTGGTATATCGCACTCATTCCATTTAAAAATGAGAGTTCCGCCTCGTTTCAGCACTCTAAAACACTCCGAAAAGCCGAGAGTTATATCATCGCGCCATGTTTTTTATCAAGCCGCCCATACGATTGCGCCATAAAGCTATTTTCTCCCAGAAACAAATGGGGTGGGTCAAAAACTACCATCTGAAACGACTCATCCGGGTAATCCATATCCCTGAAATCGTGGACACGATCAGGTAAACACTTCCGAATCCGTGCGTCCTTACCAGTGCCCACAACCTTTGGTGGCATCACGCGACAATCGGCAAAAAGGACGCGCGGATCATCCTTATCAAACCAGAACTGTCTACCACCACAGCAGGCATCTAACACCGGAGGAAGCATAATCATCGGGTGGACTTGACCGCCCGTTTCAGTGATGTTCGTGGCTGTTAGCTTATCTGAAGATAAATATTGAATTTTATAACTTATATTAAGTTTTTGTCTTTCCATTTTTATATCCTCTATTTGCAGACGTTTGCAATGAACTCAATTTAACTCAATAATCATAATTATATATATCTATGAAATTATA